AGTATCCCTATCCACAATACACGGAGCAAAGGGCGGAGAAGCAGACAACGTAGTTTTGTACACGGATTTAAGCACCGCTGCACTTAATCAAATGGGCGATGACATGCACCGGGTGTTTTATGTGGGCGTTACACGGACCAAGGATCAATTGTTTATTGTAGAACCAGAAGACGCATTTAGGAGTTATCAGATATGAATTGTTGGCACTGTCAGTCAAAATTAACGTGGGGTGGAGATCACGATTGCGAGGACGATGAAGATTATTTGATCGTTACGAATCTGTCCTGTCCCACGTGTAAAAGCATCGTTTATGTATATTTACCAAAACCAGAAGAAAGCAAAATTTATGAAATGGATATTCAAAAAGGCCAATGAATATATAACAGGGCCCAGAAGTAAAGATTATGGAGACGCCTATGACAACTTTGACGATATAACAATTGGTTGGAATGTAATTATGAAACGAGCGTTAGAGACCCACGGTTATATAACACCGGCCCATAGCACTTTAATGATGGATTGGTTGAAGACGTGCCGAATCTTGCGGACCATGGACCACGAAGATTCCTGGATTGATAAAGCTGGGTACACTGCGCTGGGTTTTGACTTTGTAGAATATGAAAAACTTGGTGTAGACGAAAAAATAGAAAAAGCATTAGGTAAAAAAAGTGAAAACAAATAAAATGCAATACCCTTTGTTTACGCCCAAAACAGATTGGGTGCCACCGAGCGACTTGCCGGACCTTACTCATGTTAAGGAGCTTTGTGTGGACATCGAAACACGCGACCCACACATTAAGCAAAAAGGTCCGGGCTGGCCAACGCTAGATGGTGAGATTATTGGCTATGCTTTAGCTGCCGACTCTTGGGCCGGTTATATACCGGTGGGGCATCATGGGGGCGGCAATCTCGATAAGCGCATTGTCGAGCGTTGGTTACAAAAGCAATTAGCCGCGCCGTCGGATAAGATTATGCACAACGCACAGTATGACCTGGGCTGGTTACGTGCGTCAGGGTTTGAAGTAAACGGCAAAATCATTGATACAATGGTTACAGCAAACCTGATTGATGAAAACCGCTTTAGTTATAGTCTCAACGCCCTGGGCTACGATTACCTTGGCAAAACCAAATCAGAAAAGGGTTTGGTAGAAGCTGCAAAAGAGTTTGGCATAGACCCAAAAGCGGAGATGTGGAAGCTTCCGGCGATGTTTGTTGGACAGTATGCAGAAGGTGACGCACAGTTGACCCTGGAGCTTTGGAACTTCTTCAAGCCATTACTTAAAACAGAAGGGCTCGAACAAATCTGGGACTTGGAGACCCGGTTAATACCGTGCCTTGTGGAAATGACCTTACGCGGCGTCCGTGTGGACCTAGACCGGGCAGAGCAAAGTAAGCAGCTTGTTATGAAGAAAGAAAAACAACTCCTGCAACAAATTAAAAAACTGGTTGGTAAAGATGTTGAGATATGGGCCGCGACGTCGATTGCAGAGGCATTTGATAAAGTGGGCTTACAATACCCCCGCACGGACAAGGGTGCCCCAAGTTTTACAAAAAGTTTTCTTACGGACCACCCACATGAATTACCGCAAGCAATAGTCCAGGCCCGGTCCTACAACAAAATCAATGGCACGTTTATTGATGGTATTTTAAGATTTGTTGGCAAAGACGGCCGCATACACGGTCACATAAACCAAATTCGATCAGACGATGGCGGTACAGTTAGTGGACGCGTTTCTATGAACAACCCGAACCTCCAGCAAATACCGGCCCGGGACCCAGAGTTAGGGCCCATGATACGCAGCCTGTTCTTACCCGAAGAAGGGGAGCAGTGGGCGTCGATTGATTTCTCGCAGCAAGAACCACGGATTGCGGTGCATTATGCACATATTTACGGAGAAAGCACTAACACGCAGCTTTCGGGCGTTAAAGAGATGGTAGACGCATATACAAACAACCCGGACACTGACTTTCATACGATGGTGGCTGAGATGACCGGGCTTGGCCGAAAAGCAGCGAAGTCCGTTGGCCTGGGCATTATTTACGGTATGGGCGTTAACAAACTTGCCGGGGAGCTTGACGTAGGTGTAGACGAAGCAAAAGAAATACTTAACCAATTTAACGCGACGCTACCTTTTCTAAAGCAACTCAACACCGGTGTTATGCGCAGATTAGAAGACCCACGTTCCAGTGGCTCGATACGGTCCTTACGTGGACGAAAGTGCCGGTTTAATCTATGGGAGCCAGCGGCCTTCGGGACAAACAAAGCAATGCCCTTAGATGAAGCCCGTCACGCTTATGGGGCCACCACTAACCTTAAACGTGCCATGACATACAAAGCATTGAATAGATTGATCCAGGCGTCCGCAGCAGATATGACAAAAGCTGCCTGGCTTAGTTGCTATGAAGCCGGACACTTGCCTTTAATTCAAGTACACGACGAACTTGCTTTCAGTGTACCTGATGTAAACCGGGCCCAGGAAATCAGAGACATGATGACCAATTCACTACCTCTTGTGATTCCAAATAAATGTGATATTGACATTGGTCCGAGTTGGGGGGAGACTCAGGAAATCTAATACGCCTGTGTTAGATTATACTGCTCGAAGGGCGCTTGGGTTAACTTGACGGTTTTTCTCCCCCAAGCGTCCACCTCGTAACTGCCCCCACGTTTAGAACCTTTCGTGGGGGTTTTTTCTTGCGCATTCCATACAATCCTATATAATCCGACAAGACAAAGGGGGCGTGTATGGACACAAGTAAGTGGAAGAGCGTTTTAGTTCCGCGAGATACCTACGATGAAATTGTTGCCGTGGCTTTTATTGAAGGCCGGACCATTAGTGGACAACTTCGTATGATGTTTCATTTTTGGAAAAGAGAGCACCTTACAAAAAATGACCTTAAAGTTTTGGCTGACGTGATTGAAAAAAATAAATTGGAGCAAGAAAAAGCCTTGCTCCAAGAAAAAAAGGTTGAAGTAGAAGAGGCCCTAAAGCCTTAACTATATTTTTACTCCGTTTGTTCTAAGTTTGGACACAAAAGATTTTAACTCCTCTCTCGCACGAAACAAATCTTGTTGTATGTTAGGCCGGGCATCGTACCGGTATCTTTCAGTTTCCAGGTTATCTACCTGTTGTTTTAAAAACCGGTACTCAAACTTTTGGGCAGGACTTAGTGATTCGTCACCCATCCGGTCTTACCTTCGGTTTAATAATTTCCCGCGTTCCAGACGTAAACGGTGTTTTCTTGCAGTACATCATAATCTCTTTGCCATATGTGTCTGCAAGTATGTCATATAGATCATCTAAAACCCCATCGCCCATAGCTTCATAACATTCATGTTCACTAGGAAATATAACACTTGTTGCTACATCTTGATTATCAACAACGTACTCGATGATAAGTAAGGTATAAAATAATTTAAACATTCTTACTCTCCGGTATTAAAATTTTTTTTAACTCTTCGCGGCTTCGTCCTACCATTGGGGCAAATTTTGCTATCAACAAATCAGGATTTTGTTCATAAAATCGACAAATTTCTTCATCAGTCCATTCCATCATGGGTGAAGGAGCCCTTGTATTGCTCCAAATTGACTTACTACCCATCAACCGCCTCCTTCTTTATCCGAGTATTTACCCCAAGGTTATAAACACACTCTTCTTTGAAAGCTTCTATTTGTTTGATGGCCTCAGTGACGTCCTTCTTTTCATATGTTTTAACAATGTCTTCCAGGCGATCCACAACATAGTGCATACAAACCCGGTCATCGACGCGTTGACTTCGTTCATGCTCTTCCTGTAGATTTTTAAGGTTTGCCTCAGTTAACAAAACTAAGTGACCATGTTTTAACTCAAAGTCTAACAGGGCATTCATCGTTTCATTTTTAACAACCTTCTTTTTTCTTGTCGGTGTATCGCGCATTGTATCACCCACACGAATGGCTTTGTCTTCTGGGACTTCCAAAACTTCATATATTCTCTGAAATACTGTTGGGCTCGGGTTTACTTTGAATGTTTCAATATGACTTAAATGACCTTGAGTAATATCCAATCTTCTTGCTAATTCACCTTGTGACATACCCCTAGAAAAGCGAAGATCTTTTACGGATGGTGTATCGTGGCCACTTAGCCATTTACCACCGTGAGCAAATTCACTAACTTTATTTCTTTCGCCTTTAGTCATCTTGCTCATCCTTCCCAAACCAATCTTCTTTCTTCACCTCAGTTACTTTGGACTCTATTTTATCCGGGCTATCGTCCGCAGACATATTCCAATCGTCACCAAAGTGTTCTTCTTCCCAATTGTCCGGCAAAGCATAAGCTTCGACATATTGAACGTAAGTTTCAATGAGCTCTAATTTGAAATATTTATCCATCGTACTCGTCCTTTGTCACAACTACGGCGTTATATTCGACGCTATCACAGCCTTCTGAATACCAATCCTGACCGTCGCTGTATTCTTCGTCCCAGGCTTCTTTTTTATTCTTGGCTTTTACCCATTGAGAGTACACTTCCTTCCGCTCCAACCGATAATATTTCTTCTCAGAGGGAAAGTTCATGGCCTCTATCTCTTTCTTAATGCGCTCCACAGTCTCATCACTACATGCCTTGGCAAAATCCTTCGCCATCTTCAAACATTCCTTGCTTTTTTCCTCAGTTTCAGCAGTAATTGCTAATATTAACGCATTTTTTAAGGCTTGAGACGGCGTTTTAATCGGGTATTGCAAATTATCTAGCATATTTTTCTCCATTATTACTTGATTTAACATATATCTGATAATATCCTATACATGTCAACAAAAAATATTTGAGGCACAAATGAAAATAGAAGATTTATATTGTCCAGCATGTGACGGAGATGGGTTCTATTACGTCGATGACCCCAAACCGCAAGGCTATAACCGTGACGTCGGATACCTGGAAGAAAAAAAACAAACATGCGATATATGCAAAGGCACCGGGGTCAAAGAAAATAATTAAGTGGTAGTTAAACCGCGTTACGTGTTACTATGGTTGTGATGAAAAAAGAAAAAGATATACACCTTCCATATGATGCAATCGAAGCCGCAGATATTTATGCAGAAGCTCTGCGCGAATGTATCGAACATGGCCTCGATCCACGAGCCGTGTTTCCCGCCGCGCTGACCACGGTTCTTATTGCACTTTTTGAAAACTCTCACTCTGATAAAGACGCATTGTTTGTTGCTCACCAATGTATCGCAAACGCAATGGTGGTTAAAACTTTAGATAAGGCAGTAATCCATTGAAACTGAAATTTGTACCATTTGCAGAAGATAAAAGACTTATCGACGTAGCACAGTCCCGGAAAAAATTCGAAACAGAAATGGATGATATCATTTGGGACCACGGCGTTAATGATCCGCGCCTGGCATACCTCGTACACGAAATTCAAATGCTTCGAGAACTTGAAGAAAAAGGCACAACAGTAGAACCAACTTTTTGAGGAGAAAATGATTAAACTTCAACACATCAAAAAAGATCACGGCAAACCAGACTGGCGTTACATTATGCCAAATCGAGACCAGGTGGACATTCTCGTAGATCGAAGCGGTAAAAATTATAAGTATACCGTTACACTGCCAGCGCCCCACGGAACTAAAACTTTTGGAAAAATGGCCGCGCTGCGTAAATACCTATTCGAAAACTTCGAAACGTGATAGAGTATTGATATTGCTCTATACTGGCTCCGTGGATACCAATTCTCCTATTTTGGCCCACGGAGCTTTTTGTTTCACGTGAAACATTTTTTCAACTTTAACTCACTATCTGTAAGTCATTGATTTTAAAGGATAAATAAAGTTAAGGGTGCGACAATCTGTCGCATGTAAATTTTCGTAATAAAATGCTAAAC